GAAACTCTTACCTATTGATGAGCTCATACCTTACGCGAATAATGCCAGGACCCATAGCAAAGAGCAAATTACCAAAATTCGTAGCAGCCTACGGGAGTTTGGATTTGTAAACCCAGTGTTGATTGATAAAGATAAAAATATCATTGCGGGCCATGGACGGTGTGAAGCAGCAAAAGCAGAAGGGATAAAAGAAGTACCCTGTGTAATGGTGGAACATTTAACGGAGGCTCAGAAGAAAGCCTACATCATTGCAGATAACAAACTGGCCCTTGATGCTGGCTGGGATAATGAGAATAGGACCTGACGGTAAGATAAGTCATTGGCATCAAGACATTCTTTTTAGCACTCAAAATGGATTGATGACCTATTCTCCAACATCCATGACAAAGAAGTATCCGATGATGATTTTGATGTGGATGCAGCTTTGGAAGAAGAACCTATATCGAAGCAAGGGGACCTTTGGCTCTTGGGAAGACACCGTTTGGTGTGTGGGGATAGTACCAAGGCTGAAATCTATGAAAGATTGATGGATGGTAAAAAGGCAAATTTGGTTGTGACGGACCCGCCTTATGGTGTCTCCTATAATGGAAGTCAAGGAACGATTCGAAATGACAATTTAAAGGATGATGAATTTTATCAGTTTCTTTTTAACGCTTTTACGAATATGGAAAATCACATGGCCAATGATGCTTCAATCTATGTATTCCATGCAGATACGAAGGGGCATATTTTTAGAAAAGCTTTCCAAGATGCTGGGTTTTATCTATCAGGCGTTTGTCAGTGGGTAAAGCAATCGTTGGTATTAGGAAGATCCCCGTATCAGTGGAAACATGAGCCTTGTCTATTTGGCTGGAAGAAAAAAGGAAAGCATAAATGGTATGCAGGAAGGGCTGAGACGACAGTTTGGGAATTCGATAAACCGTCTAAAAACAATCTCCACAGTACCATGAAGCCTGTGCCTTTACTAGCTTATCCCATTAAAAACTCAAGTTTAACCAATAGTATTGTTTTAGAACCATTCGGAGGTTCCGGTAGTACATGGATTGCCTGTGAACAGACGGATAGAATTTGCTATGGTGCCGAGTTGGATGAACGTTTTGTGGATGTAATTGTGAAAAGATTCATCGAGCATGTAGGAACCGATGATGACGTGTATCTTGTAAGGGATGGTCAGAAAATCAAGTATAAAGACATTGAAAAATAAACCCTCAAGTATTCCAAAATGTACTGGATATATCTCCTAACTAGAGCTAATATGTACACACCAACAGGGAAGGGGAATGAAACCATGAATAAAAATATTGAGAAAAAACTTGAGGAAATCGCAAAAGAAGAACTTTTTATTGAAACCCTAGAAACGAGATACTCTGATAGCCTTGATTTTCATGATGTTTCCGTATGGGGAGTAAAAAAAGCGCTAGAGCTTGCCTTTGAATTAGGAAGGCAAGAAGGGCGAAAAGAAAAGATAAAATAATAATCAATTAAAGACCTTAGGGTCTTTTTTTTGTTGTAGAGGAGGTGAAAGCCATGGCCCAAAGAGGCAGAAAACCAAAACCAACAGCACTAAAAGTATTAGAAGGAAATCCAGGGAGAAGACCACTAAATGACAAAGAACCACAGCCTGAAAAACGAGCTCCCAAATGCCCGTCATGGCTGGAGCCAGAGGCGAAAAAAGAATGGAAGCGAATGTCGAAAACCCTAGAGTCCATGGGTATTCTCACCCAGGTGGATATGACCGCTTTTGCTGGATATTGTCAGGCCTATGCCAGATGGAAGGAAGCAGAGGAATTTCTATCGAAGCACGGTACCATTTTTAAAACGCCATCAGGATACATTCAACAGGTGCCACATGTGTCCATCGCCCAGACGTATCTGAAGGTTATGAAGGACTTCTGCTCTGAGTTTGGATTGACTCCAGCTGCTAGGAGCCGTATCAGAGTAGATGTAGAAGAACAGGCCAAGGATGATCCAATGGCTGAGTTGTTAAGTTTTAAATGCTAGGAGGTACACGACTATGCCATATTCAGAAGAAAAAGCAGATCGAGTTATTAACTTCATCCGGCAGCTAAAGCTTACCAAGGGAAAGTGGGCAGGGAAACCTTTTACCCTCTTGCCATGGGAGATTGAATTAATTAAGAAGACCTTTGGAACTGTTAGGGAGGATGGCACCAGGCAGTATCGGACAGTATATGTAGAAATTCCCAAAAAATCTGGAAAATCGGAAATCGCCGCAGCCATTGCGCTATATATGCTCCTTGCTGATGGAGAATCTAATGCAGAAGTGTATGTAGCTGCTTGTGATAGACAACAAGCCAGTATTATCTTTAATACCAGCGTGAATTTTGTGGAAGGAAATCAGACTCTATCCAATGTGACAAAAACGGTCATGTCCACCAAAAGGGTTGTTTATCCAAGAACGGGGAGCTTTTTTCAAGTGCTAAGTTCCGATGTCAAATCCAAATCAGGACTGAATGTTTCCTGTGTTATCTTGGATAAAATTTGGACTTATCCTAATGCGGATCTTGCCCGGATGCTAACTACCGGTTCTGGTGATGCCAGGGAACAGCCATTATTTATTTATCTTACCACAGCAGGCGATAAGCTAAGGGGTTATGGCTGGGATATGCATCAAAAAGCGAAAGATATTTTAAGTGGGAGACGAGTGGATGATACATTCCTTCCCATCATTTATGGTCTTGATGAAGGCGATGATTGGGAAGATGAAAAGAACTGGCATAAGGCAAACCCCAGTCTAGGACATACTATTCAGATTGAAAGGATCCGAGAACATTTTCAACAGGCGAAACAGGACCCAGTAGAAGAAGCCCTTTTTAAACAGCTGAGACTAAATATGTGGTTAAAGCAAAACATTAAGTGGATGCCCATGGAGGCTTGGGAAAATTGCTCTTTTGAAGTAGATCCTGAAAAGTTAAAGGGTAGAGTTTGCTATGGTGGACTGGACCTTTCTAGTACTACGGACATTACAGCCTTTGTGCTGGTGTTTCCTCCAACGGAAGAAGATGATAAATACTATGTTATGCCCTTCTTTTGGATTCCAGAGGACAACCTGGATTTAAGAGTAAGACGGGACCATGTACCCTATGACATTTGGAAACAGCAAGGGCATCTAGAAACTACAGAGGGAAATGTTATTCACTATGGATTTATTGAAAAATTCATTGAGGACTTAGGGACTCAATTTAATATACAGGAAATTGCATTTGACCGATGGGGCGCTGTGCAGATGGTGCAAAACTTGGAAGGTTTAGGTTTTACAGTAGTTCCCTTCGGTCAAGGCTTCAAAGACATGTCACCACCAACGAAAGAGCTTATGAAACTGGCTCTGGAAAAAAGAATCGCTCATGGCGGACACCCTGTGCTTAGTTGGATGATGGATAACATTCATATAAGAACAGACCCTGCCGGGAATATAAAGGCAGATAAAGAAAAATCTACGGACAAGATTGACGGTGTTATTGCAACCATTATGGGACTGGATAGAGCTATACGGTGTGGGAATGATGGCGGTGCATCTGTTTATGATGGCAGGGGGATTTTATTTATATAAGATTTCTTTCTCTGGTGTTGGAAAATAGCTTAAAGGCTATAAGTTGTAGGACATTCTAGTTTTGAATATATTAAAACAGGGTACAGATTTGGAGAAGTCGGGACAAAGACTGGATAATGTGAAATTTATTTTTAAATTTATATGTTGAAAAATTTAATTTGACAAATATGATTGTTCACAAGTGGTCCTCTACAAGACTTTTCGGGTACGGAGCCCGGCAGTGGGAATAGGTTAAAAGAAATGAAGGAGAGGGGAGACCTATATATGAGTCTATTGAAAAAGATCGGAGTAGTGGCAACGACATTTGCAGTGGCAATTGGTTTCGCTGCTTGCGGTGATAAGGTGACAATCAGTGCAGAAAACAAGGAGGGACATGAATCAAATCTAGAAAAAGAGTATATAATTGCAACGAATACTTTAGTTGTACCTTATACATTTAAAAATTATTTAGATGAGTACATAGGAATAGATGTGGATTTATTGGAAGCGATTGCAGAAAATCAAGGATTTACATACCAGTTAGTTCCTATGGCATTTGACGACGTATTGCACGCTTTAGACACTGGTGAAGTGGATGGGGCTATGGCGGGAATCAGCATAACAAATGAAAGGAAGAAGAGATACGATTACTCGGAGCCTTATTTGCAAGGCGGCGTAGTAATGGGGACGGCTGCTGTGAGTTTTCATAAAGAATGAGAAATACGGGGTTTACGAAAGACCTTGTACCCTTAGAAAGCCTTATAACCCATTAAACCCAAGGAAACCGCCTTATTAAGCCATTATTTAAACTTTAAATGTACTTGAATTGATATAAAGCCTCTGCGAGACAACCGTTTTTCACGGTCGAGATTGCAAAGGCTTTTTTATGTTTTTGGGGGAATTTAGCCAGCTAAGGAGGACTACAGTTATTGTGTTCAAGTTACCGTTTAAGAGTGTTTAAACACCGTTTAACTAACATTTATGAATAAACAGTAAAAAAGCCTAAAACCCAATAGAGACAAGGGATTTTAGGCTTTTTTATTTCTTAAACGGTTTTAAAAGCACGTGTTTAAGAAATAAATAAAATTCAAATTAACTATAAGAAAATAGTGCGTTGATAGAGCAACTAGTTTTATAAATATAGAGCAACTAGTTTCCATTTAGGTTTTATGCGGTTTTCAGGCATTTTTTATACAAAACCAAGTTTTTGATAGAGCAACAAAACTATCCTTACGTATTCCGTAAGAATCTTCCACTTTTAAGTCAAGTTTTTAAATGGGTGATAGGCTTGTTCTAAATGGTTCAAATGAAGTAAGTAAAGGAAAAAGAATTAGTCTGAGTTATTATCCATCTTTAGAAACTGATTTTCTCGGTATGCATCGTGCTTAATCGTAGCCAATGTTCTTGCTTTTAATTTATCGGATATGTTCTTTGAACCCATTATCGAATTCAATTCAGAAAT